TATCGCGACATTAATTGGAATCAAGTAATCACAAAGATCATTGGGCAATTCATTTCCTGGATGATCGTCATGCCATTCAATTTTTCCATGTGCTTCTAGTTTCATAAATCTTATTCTGCTGTATCTTTCAGCAGGAAATTGCTTCCAAAACTTTGTAGCCAGCGGTGCATTTTTAGTCAATGCTGTCCAATCATAAGGAGCATTTAATTCATCATCATATCCATACTGTCCTGCTACCTCAGTCAAATCCATTCCTAAACCATGTAAACAACAACTGCTCCAACCTTTGTTGCCGTACTCATCACTTCTGTGCGGCACATAGTAAGCGTCTACTGAATTTAATTCTTCTGTACTAATAAATTTTTTAAAGTCAATGTCTAATTCTAACCAAGGCAAACTGCCGTCCTTAAATTTATTAAAGACCTTTGTGGCTGTATCTAAACCTATGTTATGATACTCTTCTATGTCTTTGTTGCTCATTATCATTATATTAATCCTGCTCTTTTTCTTCTAATTTGATCTGCCATGTCATGATTTACGTCTCTATGTCCTTCTTCATCTTTTCTCACTGCAATAACAACATCACGAAGTTTTGCGTCTTTAGGCAAATTATAATAATCTATTGCAATTTTAGGTGCTTTTATATTTTCTGTTCTACCCTCATCTATTTCTTTTAGGTACTCAGTATAACTTATGCAGGCTTGTTCTTCAAAGTATGCAACCATTCTGTGGGCACACTGCGGAAAAAATATGTACAAGAACATATAGAAGTGCCAGAAAATAAATTGTGCTGTAATAATCGCCCAACGTTCTAACCAATTAGGCTTTGCTATTCTAATAAAAATCATCAAATGCATACGTTCATTTTCTGCTTCTGCTAATAAAGTCTTAATCCAACCTCTGTCGTCTGGCTTCATTTTTCTTAAACTACGTAAATGGTTCCACATACCTGCAACCATCCCCGGTACACCTGCAACAGTTTCTAGTACAACTGCTCTGTGTCCATATCTCTTTTTAAAAAAAGTATCTGCTATCCAACGTAAAAACATTGTAATTTTATAAGCAACTCTATCTGAAAAGTTTACTGGTGCTTTCATTTTGTATTTCCTATTATCATAAATCTATTATACTTTTCAGTTGGCATAGTAGCCGCGATATCTACATTTAATCTGCAATCTTCCTGAAACTCTTCCAATGTTTGTTTACAATTGACGTGTTCTTTATGACTAAAATAGTCGTTGCTTTGTATTATTATTCTTTTATTACCCGGCAATTTATCAAACCATTCGTTGTATTGTTCTTGCGTCATGTGTTCGCATACAGTATTAATAATTAAATTGTGTTTGCTGTAATCATTGTAATCCAACATATCGGAAGTAATTGCTTTGAATCTTCCTCCCATCTCGTAATCTTTGTTCATATTGTAGGCGATATCCTCGCATTTTTTATCTATGTCCATACTAACAATCCTAGTAATATCTAGTCTACTATTAAACAATAGAGTTGCAAGTACTCCATTCCAACCGCCACATAATAATATGTTGTATGGTAAATTTTGATGATACTTTTCTAAATGATCAATTAACCAAACTTTGCTATTAATTTGACCTTTCCAGAAACTTTCAAGAGTACGATATCTATCATCAGATTCTCTAATTGTATCCATCCAATACAAAACATCTTTAATATTAATTTTCAAATTGTGCTCCTAACTTATCAAATGCTCCACACTGTCTACTACATTCACGCAACGGAGTTATTTCCCAAGTGCTTTCTATGTCCTGGAAAAAGTTACTATCAAATATATCTTTTAAAGATTCCTTATACAAATTTGGAAACTTGTTTATTTTTTTCATATAATCCATTCTTGAAGGCTGTGTAGGTGGCATCCATTCTACATCTAACCAACAACATGGTGATACGTTTCCACAAGCACTAACATATATTTGATTGTATTTCTTTGCTTTGCAAATGATGTTTGGCTTATTATCTTTACTTGCTTCGTTCATCATTGGAATCATTGCTTTACTTTTTTCCGATGGTCTTAATTTGTGCAAAGGATTTCCTTTTTCATCTATAACTTGAAAATGGTCATCTTTGAATCTTGTTGTATTTTTTGTTGTAAACATTTTAAAGCCTAAGTCTTCTGACATTTGTTTTGCTTCTTGTACTTGATGTTCATTGTGTTCAAATACGAGCATATGCCATTTGGCATATCCGCCTGCATCTATAAAAGCCTTTGCGTTGTCTATAATTTTATTAAAGTCTGTTGATATTCTATATAAATGATGTGTGTCTTCTAATCCATCTATTCCAAAAGTAACGACAACTCTATGTTTAGCAAGTTCTTTCCACCAGTTTTGTTCTCTTGCACTACCATTCGTGTGCATACTTAATTTCATACGTGGATTTACTTCACGTAGGTGTTCAAATATTTCCATTGTGTCCCTACTAATAATTGGATCACCTAAGTTTCCACACATAAACATACTGTTCAACTGTTGTATAAATTGTCTTGGGAACCATTCTTTAAATCTATCCAGAGTAATATCATCTAATTTAATAAATGGATTCATTGGTCCACCATTTATCCTCCTAGGACACATAGGACATTTTGCTTGACACTTGCTTGTAATTTCTAAATGCACGTCTCTTATGTCTTCAAGTTTATACATCTGCGTAATATTCCTCTAATTTCTTTTTGTAATCTCCTTCAGATAAATTGTGCCAACCACAGCATCTACCTGTAGGTGAACGTCCGCATGGACATTCTTTCTTTTTAGGGATCTTGCTGTCGGCACTGCTAACACAACTAGGCGTAATACAAGGCATAGGTGTATTAAACAATTTAAATCCTTCATCTATTGAGCCTAAAGGTTGATCATGACAACTGTAACTTCTTTTCACTTCGCCACCTGGCTCTCTTACGATACAACTTTGGAAACCTGCATTGCAAGTCCAATTCTGAAATTTATTAAATCCAAAAGCATTTAATCTTTCTGCTTGGTCTATGTAATATTCTTTCTTTTTGTTATCAATTAGTTTCAGTTGATATATTTTATTATCTATTCTATCTGCCCAGTTTGATTCAAAACTATCAAAATTATTATAATACTTCTCAGGAAATTGTTGAGGGAATCCTTGTTGCATTAATTCTTTTTGTTCATCTGTATATCCTTCAACAATAAAACTTGCTGTTGGATCACTTTGAGGTTTGAGTGTTACGTTAATACCTCTCTCGTGAAATCTTTTGCATCTTGCATATAGTTCATCAAATAGTTCTGGAACCATAACTTGATTTATTGTTACGAACACATCATGGTTAGTAAGCATTAGAATTTTATCTCCAAACTCTTGTTCATTTGCAAATTCATGATGGAAACTTGCGGTGATGGATCTTCTTGATAATTGTTTTGTAGCATCTAGCCAACGCTCCCACCATTTCATACCAGGACTTAGGTTTGTTGTCATGTGTATGCTTTGATAGGAAGCATCTGGATCCTGATTGTAATATTCAATTAGTTCTAAAAATTTTTTATACGCAGTAGGTTCGCCACCACTAAAACTAAAATGAAAATCTGTAAAGCCATTATCTCTTGCTTGTCTTTTAATTTCATCTATTGTTTGTTTGTATTGTTCTAAAGGTCTATGATCCGCTTTGTTGCTATGTGCATAGGGCCAGCAATAAGAACAGTTGTAATTACAAAACCTACTTAATATCCAACTTACAGAAAACAATTTGTTGTCCAGCATAGTTTGTTGACCAAACTCTACTATATTTTTAAATGGTATATCAAAATTAGTTTGCATTTTTATAAGTCTCTTCCAACCAAGCAAAATCATTTATTTTAGATATTGCTTCTTTGTTTCCTTTGTTTTCTGTTCCATACTTTCTACCTGCGACTGCTCCGCTAACGGCGATTAAATCATTTGACTTGCACCAGGCATCTAGTCTTGCATCTGTTTCGCTGTCCTCTTGCCTGTCAATAACTTTGCTAGACAATTTTACGCACTCTCTAAAAGCACTTTTCCAAGTGTTGAAGGGTGTAGTATCGAAAGCAGATACATTTGATATTTGTTCCATTGGTCTAAATCTATTGCTTATACTTGTAGTCATATCAGTAGTGTCTGTATTCATATTTAATGTTAAATTGGTAGGCAATAGTTTTACACCCCCGTATCCATACACTAATTCATTTACTGGGTTCTTACTACGCCATACGTGAACAGCATTCATATCCTTTTCCGGCACTTTGTAATCAAAGTTAAAATCATCTTCTATTAAGGCATCTCCATCAACTACGTAAAACATTTTTGTACAGGCTTTTTTTGCCGCTTCAATGTGTGCTTGATGTATTCCTTTTACTCCGTGTACTCTTTGTGCGATAGGAAATCTGCTTTGCAACTGCCTAAAGTTTTCTTCTGCATTAGGTTCTTGATAGGAAATGAAAATTATATCAAACATTGCGTCTCCTTTTCCATATCCTTGGAGTATTGAGATATACTTCCTTAAAAAATTTACTTTGTTCTGGACTTAATGGATCCACACTTAATTCTATCTCTTGTTTATCTATAATTTTTTGCCCTAGTTCTACAATTTCTTTTTTACATCTGTCTAAGTCAAAAGGATTTTTATCATCTTTTAATGCTAATACGTTTCTCCAATATCTATTATAAAAATCAAACTCTCTTGTTTGAACTATATCCCAATCAGTACAATTAGTTAGATAGCAACCAAGCCTCGCACCATGTATGGCAAAATATCCATTCTCTACATCTGCACCAACGTTCAACCATACGAGTAATCTCTGATAATTTTGCCACCATAAATTTTTAATGTTGTCTACACGTGCATTTCTATCAAGACTCATTTTAACTCCTTCCCTAAAGCCTGCTCTCCAGGCTTGGAATGGACTTGCATTAATGTAACTTGTTGAAAAATTTTCGTTAAATTGATAATAGTTATCGAAATGACAAAACTCTATTACATTTTTATCCTTGCCATCATGATTCTCATGTGTCTTCATTTGACGCACAAAGTCTTTGGTCCAACATTTTAAACTACCGTTTCCGTATTGTAAACCATTAAGGTCTATGCGACCACACCAACTAAATTGATATGTGTTATCTACACCAAGACTAGGAAAGTCTACCATCACTTTTGTAAAATCTTCTTCAATAACGGTGTCACCGTCTACTGTTATAAATCTTTCTGTGTCGGAAGCGTCAGCACAGGCTTTGTGTGCGGCATCAAAGCCATATACACCGTGTACCCTTTTTGCCCATGGTACTTTCTTTTTCAAATCGGCAAAATTTTTTTCAGCATTTGGCTCATCAAAACTTAAAAATATAAAATCTATGTCAGCAATTTTAAAACTCATCTATTACCTCATAAGAATAATTGTACAACTTTCTACAAAACAGTCTTGGAACAAAATTAGGCGTATAATTTATTTCTACTTGTTTATTCCTAATTAAATCATTAAGATTTACTTCTAAAATCCGATCTACTATAGAAGTATTGTCTTGATCAGTAGTAAAAAAGTTATACATATTTGTTTTATTCATATCAATTGTTGCAGATAAATTATTTGCTAGTGTATCATCTATGGTAACAATAAATTTTTTATGATTCTTGCTTAAAGTAAATCTTATGCATGAGTCTGTGTCATTATATTTTATTTCATATAAAAATTTGTTTTCTACAACAGTCATTGCGTCAACATTATTATCTTTTACTTGCACTGCGTCTTTTTGCACGAGTACATACTCATTATTTTGCAGTACTACCTTGAAATCGAAAAATGTTTTGATACCTTTTTGTATTTGATTGGCAAGATATTCATCTATTTCTACGCAGTTGCCTTGTTTCTGCGGAGTCATGCCTGTGACTTTGCCTGTGTCAGGATCAAATGTTGCATAAAAATTGTGTTTAGTTGGCTCTGTCGTAATTACTAATGGTGGCCTTACAAATGGTTTCATTTTAGATTCTCCATTAGTTGTTCGTTGACAAAATTATCTTCCACATAATGGAAAATTCCTGTTTGAATGACATTGCCCACAGCGAGTTCTTTATGTTTGTTAAAATTGTAGTCAATATATGCTGTCCAATTTCGAACATCCGCTTTCCAATTTTGTATTTTAGGCTTCATATGTGTAAATGTTAACACGTTACTCTTACTAAACACCTGATGTTCTTTGTTTAACAATTTAATTGCTATTGCTGTCGCAACATCCATACTGCACCATGTCTGTTTAAAGTTATTTGCAAAGCGTTCACTGTATTCCTTATAATTTGTTACTATATCAGACACCAGTGCGTAAAATTTTTCGTTACTTGCGGATTTTTTAAAATAATGTAATCCACAATACACATTGGGTAGTTGGTTATGCACAAAGACTTTCCTATAAAAATCATCATTTGCTATCTCATTCCTATAAGTTTTTACTTTGTTGGTGTAAAATAGTTCGTATGGTTCCAATAAAGTCCAGAAATTTTCTAAATTTTCCAGTACCAGCATATCAACATCCAACACTATTGTTCTTTCAAATGGTGATGTGTTATAAATTTTACTCCTATTTTCTATTTTCCAAGTAGAATTAGTGCTTAGGTCCTTACCAGGTATATCTTTCACAACATCAAAATACTTTTCATCTGCTTTTTCTATTTTCATATCTGTAATAAGACAGATCTTTTCCTCTGGATTGAAGGACTTTATACTCATAGCACAGGCAACTGCCTGCTTATAATAATCAGACCTATCATTTTTTTGTGCAAATAAACAAATACCTTTACTCATCTTTAATCACTTTCATTAAACCTATTTTATTCATTACATGAATGTTAATATCTTTTATTTTGCAATCCAGATCTCCTTGCAATTTAAATTGCCATGTATTATCTTTGTATGAGACAATTTTGTCCCTATCAGTAATATAAAATAATTTAATAGGCAATTGAATAGGCCAATCACTTTTCATATGACCATTTAATATGTGTAATGCTATTGCAAAAGCAAAATCATTCCTGTATGTGTTTTGCAATAATTGATATCTAAATCTGTAAAAACTCCAATGATCTTTTATGTGGTTTATTAAAGTGAATAAACGTTTTACTCTATCAGTCTTTTGAAAGTAAAAGACGGTTGCCCAACACATCTTTATACCACTGTCGCTTATATATTTCATTTCATCTGTCATGTTGCTTTGAAAGTCTAGATGTTGTGCTTCATGATTGATTAAGAAATCATGTCCTTTGCCGAAGACCTTAAGGAGTAAATCATTTTCTACAATAAAGTCTGTGTCCATTACAAGTGTTTCATTGTAAGGAGACAAATCATATGCTGATGTTCTTGATTTGTTATTCCAAAAAGCCTTTTGTCTTTGGTCGCCGTCATAAAAATTTCTTGTTTGATTTTCTTCTTTTGGAATAACAATTATTTTGTCAAACAACTCTTTGTTTGTCACTTTATCTGACGTGACTATCGTAACCGGCAACTGTAAATGTTTTATAATCTTCTTGGCACAGAACTCTGCCTGTTCTACATAATTTATGGCTTTGTTATTGAAAGCGAATAATACAACACCTTTGCTCATTAAATTCTGCCTTTGTCTTGTACAAGTTTATTGTACTCAACAATATATGCATTAAGATTCTGTTGGTACAAGTCCAATATGTCAGTGTAAAAGGATTCCAAGTCTGCTATCCTTACAGGAAGGTCATAATCATCTAGCATGACTACGTCTTTTGTTTTGTCTTGATTTTTAAGTGTGACGCAATAGTTTATTAATTTTAAATCTATTGTAAATTGATGACCAATGGTGAAATAAATGTTGCGTTCAAGATATTTTTCCTTCAACAATCTCAATTGATTATTGAAGACTTTCATCTTGTTAGCATGATCCAAAGATTCTTTAAGTGAATTATCCATAATATTACAAGATATTATACTTTATTTTTGGATTTTAGTCAAATAAGATATTAGAAATTAGTGCCGGAA